GTTGTGATTGGCTTAAAATTCGTATCTTTGCAAGGTTATAGACAACTGTTCCGGCTAAGCACATCGTAGGAGATGACGGGCAGCAGTTCGTGTACTCCTACGAGGTGTTCCTGCCGCTCTACTATGAGAGAGTTCTGGAGATTGGAGATACCTTGGAATTGACAATCAACGGCACCCACACCGTGGCTTTGCCCATCGTTGGCATAGACGTGACCGACAGACACGCACTTGTAGTATGGCTCTAAAAGCAACATTCAACCCTCACACCGTAGTGACCTCCAGAATGCGGGCGTTCGGCGCTCGTTTCGAACAGGCTCTCTTGCTCGTCCTCAATGAGTTCGGCGTGGAGTTGGTTAAGTGTGCTAGGGAGCAGCACAACTACACAGATAGGACTGGCAACCTCACAAACTCCATCTGGTATGCCGTCATCAAGGGACGGACCGTCCTCAGTACTGGAGGCGGTGCCACTGGAAATGAGGGAGCGTCCGCTGCAATGGAGACCATAATGGGGCTGGCTGGCAACAACGCCACCAAGTACACCCTTGCGGTCGTGGCTGGTATGGAGTATGCCGCCGCCGTTGAGTCCAGAGGATATAACGTATTAATCCCTGCCGAACTTAAGGCCAACAGGGAGTTCATGGGTCGCATGAAAAGTCTGTTTTCGAAGTTCGACAGTAAACTAAGGGAGGCTACGAAATGACCACTTCCGAGGATATTGCCATAATGATAAGGGAGTTGCTTGTGGATGCGGCTATCAGCGGAGTTACCGTTGAATGGCAGCGACACGGCTACGAGACCACCAAGGAGATTGTCATCGTACCCCACTATGCAGACGGGGAGGGTTCTCTGAGGTCTGCCGTTGTGATGGTGAACATCCATTGTCCAGACATCTTCAACGGCCAGGCCTATGAAACCGACATGGCAAGCCTCATCAGTCTCAAAAAGTCCGTGATATTGGTATTGAAAAACCACGTCTGGATTGGAACGGGAATCAACATCGAGGTAAACGGCCTCAATCCGCCTATCAAGGAGGAGGGACATAATGAACACTATGCGTCATTGCGCATCTTAGCACACATCAGAGAAAGTTAAACAATTTAAATTTTATAATCATGGAAGTAAGATCAATCGGCCTTCACAAAATCTTCATCAGCCCGATTACCAATCTGGCCGCAACCACCATGCCTGCCAACAACACGCAGGCCGACGAGCATTGGGTCGAACTCGGCGATGTCTATGAGGATACTGCCAAGTTGACTGATGCTGACCCCAGTATCACCGTTCATCGCAGTGAGACCTCTGTGAAGAAAATCGTTCTGAGCAAGCCCGGCGATTGCACTCTGGAACTGTCCCTCATGGACCCCAGCCTCGAGCAGTTGCAGCGTCTCTTTGGTGGAACCATCTCTAGTGTCACCGTTGGCGGTGAGACCAAGCAGAAGTGGACCCGTCCCCGCAACTATCAGCCTAAGTCCTTTGCCTATATCGGAGTCCCCGAAGACGGCGATGCGACCATGTGCCCCGTTGCTACCATCGTGCCCAAGTTCGAGATCACCTACTCGGCTACCGGCATCATGCTCATCCCTATGACCATCTATCTACTCGGAGATGTGACCTTCTCTCCCGAGTATGACACCAACACCGACCCTCTGTATCACGCCTAATGTGATGCAGATATCCGTTTTCGATTTTTGTTGCAGGGGTGTGGGCTAGACCTGCACCCCTTTTTTAAAGAACATTATGAGCAAGGAAGAAGAAGATAAGAAGCAAACCAAACTGACCAGCCGAGAGGCGCTCCAGATTGAACTGGACGCAATCAACACTCTGCAGCAGGTCGGAATATCTGTAAGAATACCCCTGCGACGCCTTGATTTCGTCCGCCGTGGTCTGCGTACCCTCTTTCGGGAGAAAGTGTCCCAGAAACCAAATATACATGCTTTGCCGGGCGATGTGGAGGTGATTACGACCTCCCTGCCAGACCCCAAAGCACCGCAAGAGAACGTGGAGGTCCATACGGCAGACGTGAGAATACGTCCGCTGTTCGTCGATACCATAGACATGATTCGTGCCAAGTTCCTTGAGGTGTCGTTATCAGAGAACGACATCCTCCGGCTCATTGAGGGGAACGATGAGTGTCTGCTGAAATATGAGGACTGGATGACGGAAGTCCTCGCAATGGCCGTCATCAACGACGGTCCACGAGCCAAGAAGAAAGATATCGCCGCCTGGAGCGGCTTTTTTAAGTCCCATCTGACCAACGCACGCCTCTATCATCTGACCAAGATAGTAGTGGCCATGCTGGACACAGCGTCTTTTATAGGCTCTATTCGATTGGTGGCGGGAGTCGGAGCGACGGCACCGCGGAGCACGGAGCGAATAGAGTCAAAGTCGAAGGCCTGAATTCGCCGTGGGGCAACCGAGGTGCTATCTGCGAACACTTCGGGTGGTCTTGGGACGACGTGCACCGAAAAGTCGCATGGATATCAATTCAACTGGCTCTCGCAGATGGTGCCAGAACCAACACGGAGAAATCCGAGGAGCAAGAGGCCAAGCCTAAGAGGATGTCGAATGAGGAAATGAAAGCATACTTTAACAACCGTAATAAGCGCAAAAAATGAATAGCAACAACGGAGACCTGTATTTCGAGGCAGGAATTGATGATAGCAAGTTCAACGTGTCGGCCGATGCAATGGAAGAGCGGATTAAGAAGATGACTGCTACCGTGCAGGAGGAATCCGCGGACATGGAGAATAGCATACAGTCTTTCGCCAAGAAAGGTGCTGAGTACATCGCCACCTACCTAGTCGGCAAGGGAATGTTCGACCTCACCAAGTCGTTTGTTACCATTCGGGGCGAATTCCAACAGTTGGAGATAGCCTTTGAGACCATGCTTGGGAGTGCCGAGAAGGCGAACGCCCTCATGGGACAGCTCACCACCACCGCCGCCAAGACTCCGTTCGACCTACAAGGCGTTGCCAACGGTGCCAAACAGCTACTGGCATACGGCACGGCTGCAGAAGATGTTAACGACGTTCTGATACACCTCGGCGATATAGCCTCTGGTCTCAGCATACCTCTCAACGACCTCGTTATGCTCTACGGCACCACCATGACGCAGGGCAGAATGTTCACGCAGGACCTACGCCAGTTCATGGGTCGCGGTATTCCTCTGGCAGAGGAACTGGCTAAGCAGTTCGGTGTCACGAAAGACAAGGTGGGCGAACTGGTGACGGCTGGCAAGGTGACCAGTAAGGAATTCAACGCCGCACTCATGGCCATGTCTTCCGAGGGTGGCAAGTTCTACAACCTCATGGAGAAGCAGAGCGCGTCTCTGACTGGTAAGATATCGAACTTCGAAGACGCATGGACTGTTGCACGCAACAATATCGGCCAGTCTATGGAGGGAGTGGCAAGCGACGCTATATCGATGGCTACGTCTGTGGTTGAGAACTTGGAGCCAATCATGAAGACCGTCCGTGCGGTGGCTATCGCCTACGGCTCATACCGTGCCGCACTCATGCTCAACAGTCTTGCGACCAAGGGCGAAACTGGGGTGGCGCTCATCGATAACACCGTCAAGAAAGCGAAAGTGCAACTGCTGAGGATGGAGGAAAAAGCCACCAGCGGAACAGCCGAACGCATCAAGGAGTTGAAGAGAGCCAGACAGGAAGAAGTCGCATCCCTCGAAAGCCAGTTGTCTGCCGAGGAGAGGCTGAACATCCTACACCAGGCGCGTATCGCCAACATCGGCCAACAACTCACGGCTACACAGAAACTGGAATTGCGCAATCTGGGGCTTACTGAGGCCAGCGAGGACTACGAGCGTGTAGCCCTTTCCATGATGAGCAACGAGCAACGCCTTGCCGTAGAACGTGGGGAACTCACCAACAATACCGCCGACTACATCGCCAGTCTGCGTGATGCCGTGGACGCAAAGAACCTCAACATATCGACCATTGATGAGGAGATAGCCAAGACACAGGAGGATTTGAAATTCTCAATCGACTACCGCAATATGGTGCAGGAGCAAGTCGCTGCATCGAGAGAAAGGTGCAAGTCGTTGGAGAATGAGGTCTCCAACCTAGACCTTTTCGGCAATAGCGAGGAGGCGGCCGCCAAGGCTACCGAATGGAAGACCGAGAAGACGAAGTTGGCTACGCTGGAGGAGGAACTTAACACCGCCGCAACGGCTGTCAACGAAAAGCAGACCAATCTGGAGACTCTGGCTAAACAGAGAAATGCAGCGGCCACCGTAGGGTCTGCAGCGGCCGACAAGGCAGGGGCAACCGCCAAAACCCTTTTCGCACGTGCGACCACCAAGGCCAGAATAGCAATCTCCGGCCTATGGAAAGTCATTCGTGCCAATCCCATTGGATTCATTGTGACAGCCATCGGGCTTGTCGTGTCGGCGCTCAGTATCTTCAAGAGCAAATCTGAGGAGGCTGAGGAAAAGACCGGCACCCTAGCCGTGGCCACGAAGAAAGCGTCAGAGGAATTCGACAAGGAAAAGGCGAAGATTGATTCCCTCAACGCCATCGTCCACAACAGCAATGTCAGTCTTGATGAGCGTAAACGTAAGTTGGAGGAGTTGAAAGGCATCGTCCCCGGCTACCATGCCTCACTCACCGAGGAGGGCAGACTAATAGACGATAACACCGAATCCATCAAGACCTATTGTGCGGAACTGGAAAAACAAATCCGCCTCAAAGCAGCCCAAGAGGAGTTAGAGGAGGCCTACAAGGCAAAGAGACAAGCCGAAAAGACCAGAAAGACGGCACAAAGTGAGTACGACAGGGAGGTCGAGATTAGCAGGCAGAACCAAGAAAGCGGAATATACGGGGCTGGGGAGACTGGCGCACTCATGGGTCTGGGAGACGCACAACGCCTCAACCGTGCCCGAAAGGACGTTCAGGCGGCAGACAGGGAGATAATGGCTGCCGAGAAGAATATCAAGGAACTGACCGATGAGATACAGGCCGCATCAATGGCCGCAACGGAGACCGTCAAGGAAACTGTCACCGTCTCTGAGAGAAGACGGCAACTGGTCAGACAGATAGCCCAGACGGAAAAGGAAATCGCCGAGGCAAGCAGACCAAATGCCGCCTACGACGAGAAGAAATTAAAGGCTAAGCAGGACGAACTTAAGGCACTCCAACAGGAACTCCAGACACTCAACGGAGGTGTCACCCAGAAACAGATGAACTCACGTCTGGAGAATGAGCAAAAGGCCACGGAGAAACTGATTGAAATGCAGGCTGAGGGTCAGCGTGCTGAGATTGAGGCCATGGAAGACGGCTACGAGAAAAGGATGGCTCAACTGGAGTACGAACGTCAACAGGAACTTGCCCAGATAGACAAGGACGCCAAGGAACTGAAAGAGGCGCGCAAGAAAGCAGGGATGTCTGCAACTCTCACGGAAGAGGAGGAGAAAAACCTCGAGACACGCAGGGCGGCAGTCAACCAGAGGTTCGGCAACAGCCGGGCAGAACTGGCTGAGGAGGAGATACGCACGATGAGGGAGAAGTACCGCGAGTACGAAAAGTGGGTAGAGGTCGTGGGTCAGAATGCCGCCGACAAGCATTTCAAGGGTCTGCGTGAGGCCGGGGAGAACTTCAGCGACTGGGTGCAGCGTCAGATCGCCGCACTCGAGGCACGAAAGAACCAAGCGCCTGCAGACTTCAATTCTGGTGACGAGAGGGCTCTGGGCGCTTTCAAGGACGCTCAGCCCGGCTCCGATGAACTCAACTACTACGATAACCTTAAGCGGGCGATAGACGGCTCGATATCCTCAGCCTCCAATCTCACCAAGAAGATTAAAGAACTGAAAGAGGCTATCGACAAGATTAAGAAAGACCCGAAACTCACCGACGAGCAGAAAGCCGCCCTCGGTCTGGAATTCGCAGAACAACTGATAGCGGCAGAGGATGAGAACCAGAGACGTTTCGAGGAGACATACAAAGCATATTCACAGACACGGCGTGAGGTCGTGGCCCAGTACCAAGCCGATATCGACAAACTCATCGCCAGTGGCCAAACATACCAAGCGGAGCAACTCAAAGCCGAAATGAAGAGGGCAATGGGCAACTTGGATGAGAACTTTCTTAAGGGACTCTTCTCCGAGGTGTTCAGCGGCAAGGCAACCGCCAAGGCCGTCAAAGCTGCCGTTTCCGACCTCAACAAGATGAAGGGCATGGACCTAGTTACTTTCAACAGCACCTACAACACGGATTTCACGATTGAGGAACTGGAGGAGTTGAAAGCCAAGATAGATGCCGTTAATTCCTCTCTCAAAGATATGGGAGGGTACAGCATTGCCGACGCATTCAAGGATATCAGAGATGGACGTATCGAGAACGACCTAGAGCGTGTGGCCAGAGGTACGAACTTCCTACAGACGGCATTTAGCAACTTCGTTAGCGTGGTAAACGAGTTGTCCTCTGCACTAACTGAACTGGCTGAGGCCAGCGACAACGAAAACCTACAGAATACCGCCAGAACGGTCAGCAGGGTGAGCAGCGTGCTCGGTTCTGCGGGTCAGTGGGCCGGCATGGGTGCCAATATCGGTGGTGGATGGGGTGCCGTCATCGGCGCGGTCCTAGGTGGTGGTCTCGGCATTGTTGCCGAGATACTGCAGAGTGACGCTGACAAGCAGACCAGGATGGCCGCATCGGCAGAAGAGGGTCTGAACTTCCAGAAAGAGACCGTCAATCAGCTAGTGAACATTCTGGGGTCGGTACAGTCGCTATCCGAAACCGTCACGTCCTTGAATTACGACCAGTACAGGACCCAGTTGTCGGAACTCATCAGCGAGTTAAGAAAGAGCAGGGATAGTTACTATCAAGATACTGACGGCAAGTCCTACTGGGAGCAGATATATAACGCCGTCCTTGGCAGCAGTCTGAACGGTATCAGTTCCGTGGTTCAGTCTCTCGGTCTCACCGACGGCAGCAACCTCAACGGAATCTGGAAAGGCCTCATCGATGCGGGTCTCATCAGCCGTGAGGAGGCAGAACGGCGTAACGGCTCAGTCCTCCAGAACTCGTTGGCGGAAGACTGGTCATCAGCCGCCAACAACTGGTTCTTCGGCTGGCTCGATGACCTCATGGGCGATGAGCGCACTCATACCTATCACATCGACGAGGACGCTTACCGTCAAGGAACTGCGGAGAGCGTGGCCAACTACATCAACTGGATGGCGGGGCAGTTCGCAAAGAGGACCGATGATTTGATAGCGGAACTGGAGGCTCTCTACGCCAGTCACTCCTACAATTCACTTGACTACTTCAACAAGGAAAATGATGTATATCGGTCCCAACTCAATAATCTGAGATTCCAGCAACAATGGCTGGAGGCATTAGGTCAGACTGATACCGACGCATACCGAGATTTGATAGCCACTATCGCCCAACTGGAGCACCAGATGAGCGAGTCCATGAAGAATATGGCGGAAGGTCTGTACGGCACCGACATGCTGTCTATCATTGAGAGTTGGATAGCGATATTTGATGAGTTCGGTGACGATGTGGAGGGAGCATTCGCCAAGATTGATGAGGGTATAGACAAGATGATTGCGAATATGCTCCAGAAAAGGCTAGTTGTGGAACCCATGCTTGCATATTTCGACAGCATATTTGACAGTTATAGGGATGAGGAAGGCAACATCGACGAGGACGATTTCATTGAGATAGCGAGGAGGATAGGTGATGCAAAGAGGGATTTCCGTCAGCGTTATGAGGCCTATTTGGACGCACTGGAGGAGGCTGATATATCGTTCGACAACCTCTTGGGAGACCCCGGCACTATGGTTGGTGCAGCCCAGAACCTTTCAGAGGAGACTGGGGGCGTTCTGGCAGGGCGATTGAATGCGGTTGTTATCAACCAAGGCGAGGAGACAAGTGTCTTGCGCCAGTCGCTATTAGTCCAGATAGAGACCCGAAACACTCTGCTTGAAGTGGCCGCCGACGTGAGGTATATGCGCAACAGGATGGGAGAGACGGCAACGCCAAATCCGTACTTGCACCAAGGAATCATTTAACAAATTAAAACTATACAAAATGAGAGTATCAACAGAACAGCTAATTCTATTCTTGCCGTTCGATGATGAGAACGGGACGGTCTATGACTATTCGCGGTCTAGGGTGACCATCCCTGCACTCGGCAGCGGCTACTCCCTCACCGATGACGCGGTGCTTGGCAAGGCACTACAGATTGAGTCAACGGCGGGAGACACCCTCGTCAACAGCGACGTATTAGACCTCACGGGCGAGTGGACGGTGGCTCATTTCATCAAGCCGGGCGGCACCGATATAACCTTTCTCGTGAACTATTACGGCTCGGGCCAGTACCAACAACACATTGCGCCCGTGACGGCTGGAGAATGGGTATTTGTGGCCTTGCAGAGGTATTTGTCGGGCGAGACGTACCGCATCCGTGCCATGGTGAACACTACGATTGTCTATGATGAGGCCTGCCTCGGTGTTCCCTCTGGTATCGACATGGGAGACTTTAGTGGCTCAACGGTGGTAATAGATGAATTGAAGATGTGGAACCGCGCCTTGTCGCTCGTTGAGTTGAACTATCTCCAGAGGTTCGACGATGACGTTGAATATTATATCAACGGCAAAAACTTCAAGGATTTCGGAGTTGAGGTCTCCAACAGTTCCGGCCTCCTCGACTGGCTCAAACGCAAAGAGCCTACCGAGGTGGATTGGCCAGACTATCACGGCAAGGTCATGGACCTTAACAATCCGCGTTATGAGGCAAGGGAGATAGAGTTGGAGTGTTTCATCGTGGCCACGAACAACATGAACTTCGTGATGTGGCTGCGTAAGTTCATGGAGGAATTCCAATTCAAGGGAGGTGTGCAGAGGCTGACCTGCGTGTATGGTCCCGCATCCAGACCCCTAGTGTACGACGTGTATCTTGATGACAAGGTAGGCATCGATAAGACGTGGAACGAAGAGCCTATGGTCGGAACGTTCACCCTGCACCTCGTTGAGCCTAGCCCCGTAAAGAAGGTGCTCCGCCACTCCAGTTCTGATACCAATTCATACGCCGTATTCCAACTCACCTCGTCAAAGAAGATATCTGTCACGTGGGGTGATCATGACGCTACGGAGACGGACGCTAAGGCTTGCGAGGTAAGCACGGACGGTCTGAACTGGACCACGCCGGACAGAACCAACCCCTCTTCCAACCTCAGCGGAACGGGTCTATGGGTGCGTCACAGATACACCATGCCTGGAGACTACGACATCGTAATTCACGGCGTGGTTGAGAAGATAACCAACTTCCAGACCAACGAAATTATCATGTATGACAGATTAGCCTAACCACACATGGAGCAGATAACGATTAACCAGAAAAGACTAGTCAACGGCACGTACAGGTGGGTCGCACTCGACCTGCTGTCTGCCGACCCTTTCAGATGGGTGACTGGGGTCACGTGGAAAAGTACCCTCATGGCTGACGATTATATTACTATCAATCTCATCAGCAAGGAGTATGTGACATTCAGCGTGGGTGACTGGTGCGTCGTGAATAACCGCTTTTATTCGGTCAGAAGTGTGGCTGATGTGGTCAGAGGAGGTGATGATGAATGGCGCTATACTGTCATCATGTACGGCGTGAACTACGACCTCATCAAATGCATCTTCCGTGACTGCGATGTCAACGGGAAATCGTCTTCTAGCTACTTCGACCTTACCTATACGCTGGAGGAGTTCGTCAAGGTCGTTGTCTATAACATGAATAGGGCAACTGGCACCACAGAGTGGGAGTGGGGGAATAGTGAGAACTCCACGCCTTGGCCGGAGACCGACCCTATCACCATCAGCTTTCAGAGGACCAACTGTCTGCGTGCCCTGCAGGACATCTGCCAGAAGTTCGACTACGAGTTTCGCATCACCCAGCACCTTGTAGGCGATGTGTGGATTAAGACTATCACCGTCGGGGAGTTCGACAAGACACCTAGAAATGATGTTGCCTTTGCTTACGGCCTCGGAGACGGTCTGTATCAACTGAAAGAGTGCAAGGTCGATGACAGTACGGTCATCACCAGATTGTGGGTCGAGGGTGGTTCTGAGAACATTCGCAGCAGCTACCGTAATTATGCCCAGCACCTACAGCTTCCGTTTCGTAGGCTTAACCAGTACCAGCACGATTTCAGCGACGGTTCGTCCGTTGCCGCCCGGTCTGAGACCATAGGCATTACGGATGACGGTAAAAGGTACCTCGAAGACGCTGCACTCATCGAGAGGTACGGAATTATTGAGGACAGCTACCAAACGGATGAGATATACCCTAGATTCACGGGGACGGTACACTCTATCGGCAGTCAGTGGTCTGGAGGAAACGGGAGGTTGCAGTTCCGCGCACAGATTGGATTCAACCTCAATGCCAGATGGGCGGCACAAGGTAGCGCCAATTTCGAAAGCGACTACAAAGAGTGGTGCTACATCAACGGCTACTACCGCGACCTACAGGAAGACTACGAGAGGTTCTGCCTACTGCATAACTACACGGACGAATATCACCAATACCTAGAGGAGCAGGGCTACACCGAGGCGCAACTCTCCTACTCTGGATGGACTCAGTTAATCATGCAGGGGCTGATAACCTCCCAGACCTATACGGCATTCGAGGTTGAGACTGGCACCGCCATGAATGCGTATCGCTCCATCAGCGAGGGTTCGACCGCCGGCACCAAGTACCTCATCGACTCCAGTACGTGCGCCAAGATTGCGTTCATATCTGGGAGATTGGCAGGGCAGACGTTTGACGTGAATTCTTTCACGGAGGTGACGGTGGGCGGTGTGACCTATGGCCAGTTCACTATCAACGAACGTACCGAGGACGAAAGCGGGACTATCTTCCCCAGTCGTGACGATGTGCCCGGTCAGCCTTTCCGTTTCACCGTGGGTGACCGTTTCAAAATCATCGACATCTTCCTGCCTTACGCCTACTATGTGATGGCAGAAGAGGAGTTGTGGTATGACGGCAAGGAGAGATTCGAGGAAGTCAAACAGCCGTCCTACAAATATGACCTCACTTTCGATATCCACTTCATCAAGGAGAATGAGGCGGCATTGTTGGCATTGGAGGCTGGCCAGTATATCAAGGTCGCTGACGAGAGGTTTTTCTCTGACATGCCCAACAACGTCAAGAACATGCGCATAACAGGCATTGATATCGACCTCATCGACTACAAGCAGTTCAAGCTGACATTGGAGAGCGTCCACAAACTGAGAAGACGTCACATTGGCAACAACGTCCTCTACATAGACGATGCAGGCCGTTGGTGGCACGAAATCGGAACTGTCAGAAACGCAAAATCGTGGCTAGAACCCAGCAAGACCACATCGGTCTCCAATCTTAAGAAGTACATCTTCGGTGGCGGGAACACCCTATTGCCGACCCTTAAGATTGGCAACAGAGAGACCACGTTGGCAGAGGACTTGGCGCGCATAGACCAGACGCAACAGGACCTTTCGGGGAAACTGAATTCCACCGTGTCTTCGGAAGATGCGGGAAAGGTGCTAACTGTGGGGCAGGACGGCTCTATATCGCCGGAGTACCCCAACGATTCATGCGAGGGTATGACGCTACAAGAGATTACGGAAGCAACAACAACTAACTAATATTAAAGAACATGTCAACAAAAAAATTCTTAGACCAGACAGGCCTGGCCTACCTCTGGCAGAAAATTAGGCTCAACTTCGTGTCAAAGGAAAGTGGCAAGGGGCTATCGACCAATGACTACACGACCGCGGAGAAGAATAAGCTGGCCGGCATAGCCGCAGGCGCTACCGCCAATATTGGCACGGTGCAGAAAATCAACCTCAACGAAAGCACAGACTATGCAACGGCAGATAGTTCTGGTGCGTTGAACATCAAAAATGTTGCGACCAAAGCGACTATTAACGGTGTCTCAGTGCCTGTGGACGCTGCGGGCAACCTTGACCTCGGAACTGTCATTCGAGCACACCAAGATATCAGCGGCAAGGTTGACAAGGAGACGGGCAAAGGTCTTTCTGAGAACGACTTCACGACTGCGTTAAAAACGGCCGTCATTGATTCGCTGTCCCACCTTGCCGTTGGAACGTGCGCCACTGCAGGCTCCACGGCCGCAAAGGTCGTAAACCTATCTACTAGTGCCGAATGGACTCTGGAGCCTGGCCGAATCATCTTGGTGAAGTTCAGTAACACCAACACCGCCAACAGCCCCACTATAAATGTGAACTCCACGGGCGCAAAGAGTGTCTTCTACGATAACGGCGCATTGTACAACAGCAACCTCGACCGAGGAGGCTACAAGAACCGCTACATCGTCTATATGTACGACGGCACATACTGGGTGTTCGTGTCGTGGGGCTACAACAAGGACACTACCTATCCGACGCTCACGCTTGCCAACCTCAATACTGGCACGGCCACAGTGGCAAGCGTCATCACCGCCAAAATCCTCAACGACTGGCTGGCAGCAAAGAACTTCCTCACCGAACAGGTGCAGGCGGACTGGAATACCTCTGACAACAGCGTAGCCTCCTACATCAAGAACAAACCGACGATTCCAGACGCTGCAACAATCGCAGGATGGGGATTCGCCAGAACGACGGGCGCAAGCGGCAATGTGGCGGGCACGGTGACATCTGCCACGATCAACGGCGTAAATCACACGCCGGACGAAAACGGCCTGTTGTCATTGGGTGCCGTTGTCCGCGCCATCTACAATGGCACTACCGCACTCTCCCTCACCGATGACGGAAAGATAGACCTCAGCGCATACTTCGCCACCAAGACCGCTTTCGACCAGTTGCAGACGGCGTTCAATACCCTTGTTGGCGACGGAAATTCGCAGGACGTTATCGATACGTTCAACGAGATTAAGAACTTCCTCGCTGGGTATGATGCAGCCGAGGACACGCTGTCCTCTCTGTTGTCCTCCCTCTCTTCCAGTATCAACAGCGCGACCGCTGGACTCTCCAGCGCAGAAATTGATGCGGCCATAGCTGCTGCAGATTCTAATTCGTAATAGCCATGACAAAGAAATTCATCGACGGAACGGGCCTAACTTACCTCTGGAGGAAGATTAAGCAGAACTTTGTGGCCAAAGAGAGTGGTCGGGGGCTATCCACGAATGACTTCACGACAGCCGACAAAAACAAAGTCGACACACTGAGTGCCATTACCCTACCGACCGAAGTATCGCTTGAGGCTGGGTTTATCGACCCCGAAACGAAGAGTTACACCGTAAGCGCTGCAACACTCGGAAATTGCGGTTCTTTTCCACGCTTGATAGTTCTAGATGAGGACGGCATGGAGACGGCACCAGAGGGCGTGATGCGGTCCATTGATACTGGTGCTGTAACGGTGATATTTACCTCTGACCAGTTCGAGCAGGTTGAGAGTGGGAGAAAGCTGACACTAATTTTCATACATTAAAATATATAACTATGAACGAAATGAATTTTTTGCGAGTTCTTTCCCACGGAAAGATTAGCGACCTGAGCAGCGGATTCTCGCTGCCTCAGAACGTGCCTTTCAGCGTCTATGTGAGACCCAAGTCCACGAAGACTGAGAGCGATATCGTCATCAGCGCCAGATGCGTCTGCGATGACGATGTAGCAGACCTCCCAGTTCCTTTCAACGACTGGACGCCAGCAGCGATTGTGGCAATAGCCCCCAACGCAATCTCGCTGACTGATTATGATGTGTATTGGGGTGCTGGAAACCAAAATATCTAATGCTATGGGACTTATTTTAGGTTCTGGAGGAAGACGAGCCTCCAACCCACAAAGTTTGCTAGGAATCCGAGACTTCGATGCAAGCAAGGCTTATTCCAAGGATAACCTAGTTATGTATAACGGCAACATCTACCGTTTCCTCGCCGCCAAGACTGCGGGCGCCGAATGGGACCCCTCTATCGTGAGACAGTGCGCCACCGGCACAATTATTGCCAGTCTAGTTGACCCCAGATTCAAGCCGTTTCTGGCTGAGAAACTCGCAGAGGGCGATATGCTTTTCTATGACCGCGCTCTGGGCGTGCACTGCACCGTGTCTAAGGACATGGTGGCCGCCGTTCTGGCAGACTACGACAACACGAGGTTTGAGACGAACTTCGATACCTTCATCGGAACTTTCTCCGGCGTGGCACATTTCGTAGCCCGCAACGATGCGGCAGGTAATGGATTCTACGACAGCGACACGGCGGCAACCGCATGCTACTATCGTATCGAAATCGACAACACGAAGGCGGGTCATTTGGAGTTTTCCGCCACAAGTGGAAGTGCATCTATCGCGAGCACTTCAATTTCGTGGGATGCAGGCGATGCCATGTCAGATATCACTGCAAAATTCAAAGCAAAGAATGACACTTACATTACTTTTGCCGACCTTGAAGATGGCACTGGCGTAGGTTTGTCAATCGGCGGCTGGGGTGCCAACACTCTCACCGTGACCGATTCGCTGAATTGCACCGTTATAGATTGCAGCACCCTGGCTTTCCGCAGGTCTCTCAACCCTGCCGCACCGAAAGTCGGTGAGACGATGGACCCGAACTCTGCGTTCACGTTCCTTGGAAACGAACACCACAATTTCCGTGGTTCTACAGCCTCCTCCATCCTGCCCGGCCAAGGTCTGGTCGGTGCTAGCACTTCGTGTATCGGGCAGACTGGCCACAACTACTCAACCCGCACTGGTGTCAACTTTGCCAAGTTCAAGGATTGGGCAGACGGTAGCGGTGACAGTACTTTCTATGATGACGGAGAGGGTGGCTCGAACGACTCCTCCAGCAAGGTTATGAATGAGGCCACTTTCAACGCAGAGGTAAGAGACTACTCTGGAGCAGACGAGCACCACCTCGGCATGAAAGAGTACTACACCCACCTCTTCTCAGATCAGACTGGAGACTACGCAGTCCTCCGTCGTGAGTACGAGGCCCAGTATGGTCAGATGGAATCCATGTACGACGCCTATCTTATGTCGCACATGATGGATGTGGCCGCTAACAGCGGTATCACCAACTCTATGCGCAACAAGGGTGAGAACCAAACCAGAGTTAAAGGTGACGTTATGAACGTGACCTACAACTATGCTGTCATTCCCGCCTATCCTCCAGAGTACAACGCACTCCAGTATGGAATTTCGACAAGCGAGGGTTTTGTGCCTGGTGTGTACTATCATCCAGAGCCGGGCGATATCGGTCTCATGTTCCGTGATGACATAATGGCACTCGTCAATGCCAATATCGATATCGCAGGAGGAACTAAGCTAACCAACGGCATGTACAGGGGTTCGTCCGCCGACGACTACGGCTACAACGCGTGGTCCTTCCACGGTGCGCGCGGGTGCTTCAGCCTCAACAACCGTTACTACGCTTACTTCCGCTCTCGGCCAGTCCTCGCTTTGCCTCTCCCGAATTAAAATTTTTTCCTTTTTCCAGCCCGCTTTCGGGCGGGCTGGTAGCACTCATAAAACATAAGAACGTAATATGTCAAGAAGAAGACCGAAGTCACTTGATGCACCAGTCGTGATGCAGATAAGACAACTCGAGGCATGGGCTTACCTCCGCTGTGACCAGTGGAAGAAGACGTATGACGGCTTGCGTCTTTTCCCTTTCTCAGTCTGGAGA